GTATTGGCATATCTTTTGAATTGTAATGTTCTTGGCATTTTACTGTCCTAAATCTATTGGGTTTTCTAATTCGGCCTGTAGATCGTCTGCGCCAAACTGTACTGACATATCTCCAGTTAAGTTTGTTGATATAACCACATCCGCAGAAATTGTTGGCGTTTCTTGTATCTGTGTAGTATATGTATACAAAGTATTTGCATTGGCATCTGTTGGTGTAGGTGTAACAACAACCTGTGCATACTTTTGTGTTGTAATATTTAAATATGAATCGAATGAGTAGCTTGAATTTGTCGTCAAACCCACAATTGGTTTATTAGAAACAAAATTTCCGTTAATATTGGTTACAGTTAAAATCTTATTTATTGAGTCCCAATATGTAACTTTACCTGTCGCTATTGAAGTTCCTAAAGAGAATCCTTGATATATCACTTCACCAATCTGGTAATCACCAAATCCACCGGTCGAAATCAACTTAAATTGTATTTGATTGTCCGGACTTATTTCATTGTAAATATTGGTAATTGAACTTGTGATATACGAGAAAGTTGAAGTAGAACCAAATATAAAACCTTTGACCGTAAAATTAAGTGTCCATATGACTAAACGCGGATCACCTTCTCTTGGACCTTCATATTGAATGTCCTGTGATGTGTTGTTTAATACGATAGGAATGTCTTTAGATATTCCCATTTCAGGTATTAAATTCAACTTGATAGTATAATCAGGTGTAAAAAATGGTAGTATATGTTCGATAACTTGGGTACCATCTTCTATGTTTCTGACATACAGATATAAATTAAAGTCAAAGTTATACGGTACTGGATTATACTGTGCAAGATTATTTGCATAGTTTTTAATGTTTGTGTTTTGTTTTCTTGATGCGTCATAACTAAACCCCGTCATCTCATATGACATACGCGGTAAAGTCATTTGAACTTTTTTGTGTAGATCAGGATCGCCTTGTAGTCTTTGCACATATAATTCTTTTGGTGCATATGCAATAGGAACAAGAAATCGTTCTTCTTCTGTTAGATCTAAATTATATCTAACTAAGGTTATGTTATTGAATAAGTCTCCAAACCCTACTATAAGTTTTCGTATGACTCTATTATATTGTGGATTTGACATTATAGACTACCAAATGAATTTGTTTTTGATGTATCTATAATAGGTGTTGCAGAACTCTGTATGTATTTGTTATCGTATACTTCATATTTAACATTAACATTCATTGGATCATATGTTGCAAGCGTATATTGTGCGTTACTCGATGATCCAATAAGAGCATAACCACCCGAGAATACTCCTGTTATATTTGTAACCGACAATGTATTCGCCAACGGATACCATGTTTGTACTGTGGCAGAAGCATATGCATTTGCATACGTATTGTCGCTAGATTGGAATACAATTTCTGAAGTTGCAAACATACCTGTTCCTGATCCAACATTGAGTGTAAGTGTGTATGCGGAATCTGTGACAACGATATCGATATCTGGAACTCCTGTAGAAATAACTTCTTGTGAATACTTGAATTTCTCTAATTCTAATTCATAGAAGTAAGCTACTTTTCTACCTAATGTAAAGAAGTCTTTGGTCGAATTTGTAAATTTAATTTCAAATAATTCACCGGTACCTCTTAGAAAAGGAACATATATGAGATCGCCTTCCCTAGGTCTTGTAAAAGTGTTTTGTGGAACTCTTTCAGAAAATGATCTTTTGGATACAATAACATTAACATTATTCTTAATCTCTAGACCAAATTTGGAAAAGAATTCTCTCTCACCCATATATTCAATAGAATTAGAAAGATAAAATTCTAATGGAAATGCGGTTGAAAACTTCTTAACAGGATCTTCACCATACAATAAATCTCTAGCCGCATCGTTATCATTAGGCAAATAATAGGCATCGAATCCCATTATCTTGATGGATTCTACAATTAAATCCTCAACAAGCCTTTGCTCATTTTTTGAGTTATAGTTATTAAAAAAAGGATTAGTTGCCATTTTAGTTCATGTACATTTCGAGAGGCGCACCATAATTCATATCCATTTCTTTCTCCAGCCTTTCTATTTCTGTCGTGGCTTCTTCATAAATCTTATCACCATTCAGCATAACACCACCAGGCAATTGAATGCCTTGAAATTTCTTTAAATTTTCACCCCATGTTCTTTTAATCAATACCGTGGCATATTCTTTCAACCAACGGTCATTCCATACCAGTGTGTACACATTGGGATTGATTAGTGCATATGCTTCGGCAATTACAACGGTACCAACAGGAGCTTCTGATGCACCCCAAGCCCAATCAATATAAAGACGTTGCATATGTCTTTGAAAACGAATAGGGACTTCACCTGTGAACATTAGTTCTAACGAACGCAAGTGTTGTTGAGTTAGTGTGTAGTTGATATATGAAGCGGAGGTGAAGTCGTACAGTTCGTTGAGGCGCAACTGGTATCTAAGGTCAAACATATTAACAGTTGCCGATGAATCGGACACTGGAAATATGCGTGTGATGCCGGCTATTTCAATACTATTATTTTGGGAGTCAACAGCTTGTGTGGCATCCAAATATTTGTTCGCCACATCGTCCGGCGTAACATGATGAATCCAATATACTTTTTGTAAACCATCAAAATGATAATCTTGCCAGTATTGTAGTGCATCATCAATACGGTCTTGTACTTGCGTATCTTCTACGTTAATATCAACGACAGGCGCACCAAGTCTACGGAGACAATAGTTGGTAAAATCGGTTCTATTATTTAATGTTGCCATTGTATTTTTCCAAGTTTAATGGAGTATTTATTTTGAAAAAGATGCAACCATTTGCTTTAATTCGTCTATTTGCTTTTGTTGTTCTTTGATAGCTTGAATTAGTAATGGTACCAACTTTTCGTATTGAACCGTTTTATAGTTTTCACCCGACTTGCTGTATTCTGTTCCATCTTCATTCTTTGCGATATCAAATGGTGCAGGAACAACAACTTGAGGAAGAACTTTTTCTATTTCTTGTGCAATAACACCGACCTGTTCTTTATCATCCGTATACCCATATTCAGCCGCTGTTTCGTTTGATTCAAAAGTAACACCAGATATTTGCATAACTTTGCTAATTGCATTGTTAATCGGTGTAATATTCTTTTTTAACCTTCTATCAGAAAAATAGGCAGTAATGTTATTGGTAGCACGAATTTCACCAGTAGTACCTGATGCAGCAGTACCAACACCAAACGAACCAAATTGTACCGAAGATGTTGTTGCAATTGATTGTGGTGTGGAGAGAGTGACTGAACCTGTTGAACCCGAAACAGAAATTTGGTTCGTAGTACCCGTTAGACCAGTAACACCAGCATTTGAAATCGTCAGAGCGGCCGATCCGTTATATGTTGTACCTGACGACAATGAAAGACCTGTACTGACTGTGAGCGCATTGGCAACCGAACCTGCCGAGCCGGTATAACCTGTGCAGTTTGTCAATGTTCCAGATGCTGGAGTACCCAATGCAGGTGTTGTAAATGTGGGTGATGTTAATGTCACACCAGCAAAACTGGTTACGGTAGAACCAAGAGATACTGATGTAGAACCAATAGTTACCGATGAATTAGCTAACGCCGAATTTTGAACTGTAGCTGAGCCAGTTACATATGTGGCCGAATTAGCAGAACCTGTGGTATTCTGGTTTAAAGTTGGAAACGTACAATTGGTTAAAGTACCTGATGCTGGAGTACCCAATGCAGGTGTTGTAAATGTAGGTGATGTTAGCGTTACGCCAGCAAAACTAGATACAGTAGAACCAAGAGATACTGATGTAGAACCAATAGTTAAGGATGAATTGGTTAATGCGCCATTCGGAATACTGGTTAATGATGCACCAGATCCGGAGAATGTACCTGCTGTCAGAACGCCGGTTGATGGGTTGTATGTGGCAGTACCATAAAGAATAGATGTTCCGTTATTTACAGCAATAGTATAGTTAGCGTTAGTTGAACTTAATGTTGTGGTTACAGAACCAGCAGTCAACGATGCAGCGGTACCATTTAAACCTGCTCCGGATCCAAAATGAGATCCAAAAAAACCTGTGTTGGAAGTTACTGCGTTGGCAGACAAATTGCCTGTTGCTGCGTTAAATGATAAAGCAACGTTTGCGTTGGCCGCTAAGTTACCAGTTAACGCATTAATTAATACAGGATAAAATGTGCCCGTTGTGACTGTTGTAACCGGAATAGTGTTACCTACGTTTGCATAGGCACTGCTAGCCGATGTTACGGTAACGGAACCACCTAGTGAAACTGATGTTCCATTGATTGTTATACTATTCGCGGCCCATATTGGAGCACCAGATCCACCGGACACCAAAATCTGGCCAGCGGTACCCGTGGCAGTAGACCATGCAAAGGCAGTACCAGTTCCATAAGCGATTGCACCAGCAGTTGGTGTTGCTGTGGAGTTGGTGCCGCCATTACCAATAGGCAATGTACCTGTCACACCCGTTGTCAAAGAGATACTTGTTAGACCGGCACCGGATCCAAAATGAGATCCAAAGAAACCTGTGTTGGAAGTTACTGCGATGGCGGACAAGATACCTGTAGCAGCATTTAATGAAAGAGCTACGTTAGCACTTTGAGATAAAGTTCCAGTCAAAGCGTTAACAAGTACAGGATAATATGTTCCTGTCGTTGCCGTGGTTATTGGTGTTCCTATTGTTATTGAACCACCTAGTGAAACTGATGTTCCATTAACAGTTATACTATTGGCTGCCCATATTGGAGATCCAGATCCACCAGATACTAAAATTTGTCCTGAAGTACCTGTTGTTGAAAATGCGTATGCTGTTCCTGTTCCATATGCAAGAGCACCGGCTGTAGGTGTAGTTGTGGTATTTGTTCCACCATTTCCTATTGGAAGTGTACCTGTTACACCGGTCGTTAGTGATATGCCGGTTAAACCAGAACCTGAACCAAAATGAGGTCCATAAATTCCGGTACTTGCTGTGATGGATGATACTGCTAAGTTTCCCGTTATCGTACCTGAAGTTGTATTGATATTGTTTGCAACTACGTTACCGGACGACCATACGTTACCAGAAACACCAATACCACCGGACACAATCAAAGCGCCAGTTAAGTTTGATGTTGCTGTATTGGCACCTAAAACGAACAACCTAGTGTTGACGTTTGCGCTACCGTATATTGTTGTTCCTGATTGTAGTTTTGCCATAGTTTTATATTTACTTTAAAAAGAAATGCCTTTAGTCTGGAAGAAATCATAATCTTCTTTCGAATATGATATTATATAATCGATCTCTTCTTGAGTAATTGCGGGATCATTGGGTATGTATTGCTTTTCATTTAATATATTTAGTGCATAATCACTGATGCCTAATTCAGCCGCAATTGATGCCACTCCCGTGGAAAATTGACTATACGGCAATAACTCTATATTATCAAATGCTAGCCAATCTCGTTGAGGGTATAATAATGGCCAATTAGGGGATACTTTTTCCTTAAAATCGCTTTCTAAGAAATCTATAATTTTAATTCTCGCCAAAGCGTCTTGTATTTCTGTAGACAAACTCTCAAAAGAATCTCGATTTAAATGAGAGATTTTAAATTGATTGCCATAAAAATAATTTAACATCTTCACTAGATGACCAGGAGTAGTTCTTATATAATTCCACATAGATAACATTCGCTCTACGGGTTCTCTGTAAAAACAAAACATTTTAGTTGTGCTTAAATTTGGGTTGTACCTCTGCACAAAATGATTAACATTCATATGATTATGAATACACTGATCAAATGTGAATGTGGTATTTTGAAAACAATCAACCAAACTAGTTGTGCCAGTTTTGGGATTTAAAAATACAGCAACTGATTTTTCAGCGGAGTAAATCATTGCTCCAATCTCGCAATATTTTTATCTTGTGCAGCAACCATGTCAAAATTTGTATCAATATATTTGTTTATATCACCAGTAAAATCCAATGGTGGATTTGGTATAGTATAATCCTCCGTGACTAATATATTGGTGTTATGGTCAATTGTGTATAATCTAAAGACAATAACACCCTCAGTAGGTATCAATTCAATCCAGTGTTTGTAGGCGGGAAATATGGGCATTGCATTAATAGTAGCTGATCACTACTGCTCCTGTTAGTCCATTATCCCCACCATCGGTATATGTACCATAATTACCTTTACTAGTTAAGTTTTTAATAACTCTACCAGCGGAACCATATCTTGCACCATAATAACCAACGACTCCTAAATTAGGTGTGTACATTATTCCATTAGGAGGAGTTTGACTACTGTTTGGTGCGGTGTAAGAATAAGCGATTCCCGTAGTATTGGTGCCGACAATATTTGCATCAGTACCGCCAGTTGCTGTGCCACCTGCAGCAGCAGTAAATCCTGATCCAATACCGCCACCGCCACCACCCGCAGTCATAGTTGTAATGGTAGCTGTACCACTTGATACTGTTGATGTATTTCCTGCAAGTGCTGAAAAATTGCCACCACCAAGTCCTCGACCAGTACCGCCACCACCCACAGTAATTGATAGAGTTAATCCTGCTAAAGAAGCAGCATTAGTGAGAATAGTTCTACAATATCCTCCAGCACCTGGATCAGTTCCGCCAGATGACGTATATGACGGAGAGTTGCCTCCCGTATCTTCATAAACCTGCGCGCCACCTCCCCCACCGCCCCACGCTTCTATCACCATAACACTATATCCAGCAGGTATCGTGTGCGTATATGTATTTTGTATCTGCCTTGCGGTTGTTACATAAATTGTGGTGTTTGATGGGATTCCTGTTACTTCGTCAAATATACCAGCAATTTGCATTGAACCAGTATTTGTTAACCTACTCGCAATACTACCGCCATTAATAGTTAACTCGTCTAACTCATTATAGACTACTTCATTTTGAGTGATTCTTGATTGAGTTGTAGGTGTTGACTGTGTATATGGCGAATTGAGAGAAAATCCTGGCAGAGGAGATCCAAGTAATGGAGATTTTATATTTGTCGCACCTAATGCAGCGTCATAAAATCTATTATAATAATCTGTGACATTAAGTAAAAAAATAGTATTTGCTAACTTACTAAGAACAGAAGTAGGCGGTGTGAAATTGCCTGTATACACTACTGATGTGGTTAATCTAAAATCTTTTATATACCCGTTATACCAATACCCCAAACCAATGGTAGTATTATACCCAAATGTTCCTATTAAATTAAAATTAAAAGCAGTGTTATCTGTATAAGTTGCTGATGAAACTCCATTAATATAAAGAGTATTTGTTGTTCCACTTCTCACCCAAGCCAGATGAGCCCATTGACCTGGGATAACAGAAGTTCCAACATATTGAAATACTTGCGTTCCATTATTATAGACACCCACAGATCCTTTTGGACCAAGATTTTCATTAAGTCTAAATATTTGTAAATTACTGTCAATGTCACTTGATGCAACCATCATCTCAGCATAACTTAAAGGATAGACCCAAGTTTCAAGAGTAAAGTCGCCCGACACTGTTGCAATAGTAGTTGACGGTTTATAATACATTGTAGTATCAAATGCCAAACTGCCGCTATATAATGCAGTTTCATCAAACGGAATATTTGAGTTTGTTAGCAAATTTCCAGTGCTTTTTAAACTCGTTACAACAGGCATAATTATCCAAACACCGTGTCTAAACTGGCTGTTACTGAGTTATAATATTGATAGATAACAGATACACTATTCGAGTTTGCCCAACCAACACGGCCGCCAACATATACGTTACCTGATACACCTACACCACCGGCAACAACCAACGCACCCGTTAAGTTTGAAGTAGAGGCTAATGTACTCGATAAATTCAATTGTCCTGTTGCAGCATTAAAGTTTAATGCCGAAGCAGCATTGGCGCCTAAGTTGCCTGTGACAGCATTAACCAGCATAGGATAGAAAGTACCTGTTGTCGCTGTTGATACGTTAACGGTGTTTGCAATGTTTGCGTAATTGACACTATTGCCTACAGAAGAAGGAAGATTGGTGAGTAAAGAACCGTTACCAATAATATAGCTTCCATTAACATTACCAGGAACAGTCAGCGCACCTGCGTCTGTTAAATTAAGTATATTTGTTGAGTAAACACCATTAATTATCTGTAGAGCACCAGTACTATCTATTCTAAAATATTTGCCTGTATTAGCTACACCACCATAAGAAAGATTATTGGCCGACAGAAAATCAAAATAACCAAGACCACCTCTGGTATTTGCACCAACCGCATTAAGTGCGGTTAATTGGCTATTAGTTGGTCCTGCAAAATACGATATAGTAATAGTATTGGCGTAAGTATTTCCCGCAATAAACAAAGTATTATTTGCTGCGTTATATGAAAGACCAGATGAAGCATTGGCACCTAAGTTGCCTGTAACAGCATTAACCATAACAGGATAGAAAGTACCGGTTGCTGCTGTTGTTATGACTTGAGTGTTAGAACTGTTTGCATAGGGAATATTGAATAAACCTGCACCAGATCCGGCGTGGTTTCCTGTTACCGTGCCACCACTATAAACGTTTCCTAGAACACCAATACCACCAAGTGCAACTAATGCACCAGTAGAAGTTGAAGTGGATGTATTATTACTGTTGGCATAAATTATGCCAGTACCTTTAGGAGTTAAATTGATTCCTATATTAGGATCTGAACCTTGCGCTCCAAAAGTAACTGGAAAACCAGTGACGTTTCCTGTTATGAAAGCATAGTTTACGGCAGCTGCTGTTCCGTAGATTCGAGCCTGTTCGTATCCACCCGCAACGAAACCCACATCGCCATTGGGTGATGGAGTTCCTGTAGAAGGGTTATAAATTCCTCTGTTGGTCGAACCAAAACTAAGGCCTGGTTGAGAAACACTTCCACCACCAACAACAACACCATACGTGCCTTTTGGAACTAGTGTAATACCAATATTAGGATCAGAACCTGCTGCGGATATTCTAGGTGAAGATACTGCAGCACTGACGTTAGGAACTGCCGAATCAATTTGTATATAGTTATTTCCGCCGGTATTACCAAACGTAGAGTTATTTCCTGTTGTTAATTGTCCTGTAATGTTTATTGCATTAGACAACGCAATGTTTATTGTTTGCGTTGTTGTATTTGTTGTTATTGAAATGTTATTGCCGGCGGAAAACGTAAGTGTCTGGTTTGGCGCAGTTGGAATTAAAGAAGTTCCGTTTGCAGTTACAGTGCTAAAACCATTAGCATAAAAATAGGTGGTTGCACCACCCAAGTTTTTAAAGTACAACTTACCGTCGGCAAAGTTGAGAGCTATCTCTCCATTTGCCAATGATGAGGGTGTGCTTCCAGGTGTTGCTGACTTTTTATGTATTAATACTGTATTTGCTATTGCCATTTATTAAAAACTTCCGCCGTCCCTTATTTCTTCCATTGGTGTTTCAAGGGTATTTGATACAATACTTAGATTAACTTTCTTAATCTCTGGCACGTTCTTAACCTCATCATTTTTTTTCTTGGGTTTAGCAGGAGTTTTTACAAGCTCAGACAGTTTATTTTCTAATTTAGAAACTTTATCTTCATAAGTTGTGGTTAACTCTGAAACTTTATTTTCATGAGCTGTAGCCAGAGAGGACAATTCATTTCTGTGATCCTCTCTTGCCCTCAACAACTCATTTCGCGTTGTTTCAAGGTGTCTCGAATCACTTTTGCTAATTTCATAATGTTGTTCAACAACTCTTAACCGGTCCATTTCATTATTCATACCAGAAATAATTCGATCTTTTTCTAAATTTTGTGCAACCAATATTTCAATTTGTTGATTACCAGAATTTACAGAACGATCTCTGTAACTTTCTAGTTCACCAATCATTTTAGACTGTTCATTAATGATATCATCCGTCACTTTGGCATTTGCCTGTAACGAAAGATTTCTCATGATGCACTCATTTAACGAGGCCGTCAAAGTTTCAATATAATAATTAATATACTTTTCATTGTTCATTTCAAAAACTCCTATGATGAATGTATTATGTAGTCAAAATTTTTAGAATGTTCCTCCGTCGAGCGTTGTCGACCAGACAGGTATACCGGCATTTGTTACCGTCAATATTTGGTTAGAATATGTCTGATCAGCAGTACCAGCCGCTGCTGTAACCTGCATGGCGCCTGTACCATTTCCATATACCATACCGTTGGTAGTTGCCGTTGCAAATCCTGTACCGCCTTGAGGCACGGTTAGACCAGCAATTGGTGTGTACACCACAGCAGTTGCACGACCAAAGTTATCTACTGTTACAGCAGTGATGGTCGAGTTAGTGCCGTATGTGCCCGTATTGGAGAACGAAATGTTGGCAAGAGAAACAACACCTGTACCGTTATAGTACGTTAATGTATTATTGGTGTACGATGTGTTGTTTGTACCGCCTGATGCAATAGGTAGTGTGCCTGTTGTCAGAGCAGATGTTGACGTTGCATACACCGCACCGCCGCTGGTGAACGTATTAAGTCCTGTACCACCAAAGGAGGTTGCTAATGTACCTGAGTTAACTTGTGCCGCAGAAATTGCAATGTTGGCCGCGGTGTATGCAGACACACGACCATAAGCATCTGTTGTGAGTGACGTAATTGTGGCGTTTGTTGATAACGTGCCTGTTACAGTAGGCGTTAGGTTGGCGATTGAAGAAATACCGTTTGTTCCAGCACCAACCAAGATTTGACCCGAAGGTAGTGTTGATTGTCCTGTACCGCCTTGTGATACAGTCAGGCCAGATATTGAAGAATATGTGGCCGCAGTCAATCTACCCCACGCATCAACTGTCAGTGAGGTAACAGTTGAGTTTGTGGCACCCGATCCTGTTGGTGTGAAAGTTGAGTTGGCGAGTGAAGTAAGTGTTGAACCACCAATTATCAACTGACCAGATGCAAATGAGGTCGAACCTGTACCGCCAGAACCGATTGGTAATGCAGACGAAAGGTTGACAATGTTTGCATTGTAAATTGTTGAGTTGACTAAGTTAGCTTGCAAGTTTCCAGTATTTGCGGCAGTCAACTGTGCGTATGTGACTGTATTACTTACCGGATTTATACTTAAATTCTTAAACAGATAGTAGTTACCTGCAACGCTGGCGCCGCCTCCAGAACCTGCACGAATAAGACCGTGAAAATAGTTTGAATTGGTTGCAGAAGTATTTGTGTTGGACAATCCGTAAAAACCAATATCAACTACGTCAGCCGTATTATTAGCAGCCAATTCAATCAACGAATCTACCGTTTGATATATCGCTGTATTTGTATACGACTGAGTACCTTGTACATACAAGTTACCAACAACAGTAAGATCGGTTGTGATAACCTGCGGACCAACTGCGGCTGTATTTGAACGAAGAATTGTTGAGTCTGTAGTAATAACTACGTTGGCATTTGAACCAACAGGAGCAAAAGAAGTTGTTGTGATACCAGAACCAGTTGCACCAACAATACTAATTGTGTTGCCTGTTACAAACGAAACGGTGCCTGTGTTACCGCCGACGTTAAAAGAACCAGAAGATGCTGAACCTACGGTCGAAATTGCAAGAACACGGCCGTTGGCACCTACGGTGATTACAGGAATAGTAGCGCCCGAACCGTATGTGCCTGCACCAAGACCGGGTACCGAATTCAATGCGGCGTTTAATGTGACGCCGTTCTGACCACCAAACGAAACCGCTGATGCGGTAATATCAGAACCAGAGATAGAGAAGTTCTGTGGTGCCTGTAGATACGAGGCCGAGTTTGCGTTACCGTACAGAGAGGCGGCAATATTGCCTGATGCGTCTCTCTTGACTAGTGTTCCTGCTACGTTTGCTGCGGTTGCAGAATCGACAGTAGATGTATAGTATTGGCCACCAACGTTATATACACCAGAACCTAAAATGTTACCGATGAATAATGTGTTTGATGCATATGAGTAAGCTAATTCACCGGTGTTTCCTGTGGTTGGTATACCAACGGTACTGGAGCGTTTAATTCTGATTACTGTATTTGCGGCCATTATATCACCTTATAGTTATTTTGTTGATGTCTTGTATTTATTAAAACCCGCCACCGTCTATGGAGGTCGAAAGTGTATTAGCTAAAATAAATGCGCCATTAGCAAGATCATAACTTATTGTTGCTTCTGTGTTTGCAGTAACCGCTATTGCATATGCATTATTTGCAACGACATAAACAGAATTTGCTAAATAGTAGGCCGAATTTGCCTCTTGTGCCGCTGCATTGACAGCTGGACCAAGATCGGAAGCACCATTAAATTGAGAGATGGCTGCCACCCTCTGTGGAGTAGGACCATTCATCCTGACATTAATTGTCTGTATCGGCGCGACTACTACAGCCATTTTATATTACCTTAGTAGGGTATGCTTACAGACGGAGAAACAAATATCTGTCCCTCTAGTACGCGAGTTATATTTCCTGATCCCGTGGTATCTTGTATTATTACATCATATACTAATTTATTGACCGAATTTGGAACAACATTAGCCGTCGTGGCTGCATTTGCTGATAGTTGTAATATACCAGAATTTGCATTTACCACATTGGCGGTAAATTGCAAAGCGACATTGGCCGAAATATAAGAAGTCTTTGCATAACTGAATACGTTAAAGTTATTTAAATTATATGGAAGACCATTGTTATCAGTCAGAGTTAACTGGCTGGTAAATGTTGCTCCCTGTTCCATGTATAAGTCTTGATAACCTGCTGGCATTTTACTTCTTCTTTAGTTCTTCGATTTCGGCCTTCAGTTCTTTGATGGCTTCGATCAATAATGGTACCAATTTTTCGTAATGAACTGTTTTATAGTTCTCACCCGATTTACTATATTGAACACCATCAACATATTCCGTGTCAAATGGTGCAGCAACCACAACTTCTGGCAACACCGCTTCAACTTCTTGTGCAATAACACCAACTTGAGTTCTTTTATCGGTGTAACCGTACTGTTCTGCAAGTTCATTTGAATTGAATTTTACACCAGATATTTGCATAACTTTATCAAGAGCATTGGATATTGATGTAATATTTTCTTTTAGTCTCTTGTCAGAATAGTACGCGGTAATGTTATTGGTAGCACGAATTTCACCAGTAGTACCTGATGCAGCAGTACCAACACCAAAAGATCCGTGTTGTACCGAAGATGATGTTGCAATATCTTGAGGCAGACTTAGTAAAACATTACCCGTTGAACTATTTGCAGTAACCTGATTTGTAGTACCTGTTATTGATGTTACGCCACCACTCGCTCCACTAGAGGCCGCAGTGACACGACCATATGTATCTACGGTTAAGTTTGCATTGGTGTATGAACCTGCTGTTACGACACCCGATTTAAGGTTCAATGTTACTGCTGTATTGCCGTAATATGTTGTGCCGCTTGACAATGAAAGTGTTGAACCAATTGTCAGAGCGTTAGCAACTGAACCGGCTTGTCCGCCTGTTGCTATAGGCGTATAACCTAATGCCGTCGTAATTACAGATGAGGTAATATACGAAGATGTAATGTAACCAGATGGATTGGTTGCGTTATATGGTGTAAAACCTAAACCAGCAACAATATTGGCGTTTGTCAAATAACTCGATGTAATGTAACCAGATGGATTGGTTGCGTTATATGGTGTAAATCCAAGTGCCGTTGTTACCTGACTTGAGGTGATCGATGCACCGGTAGATAGTGCAGTTGCAGTACCGTTGAACGTCACACCACCAGAAGTTTGTGTAATAGAACCTACAGAAGCACTTGCGGCGTTCATGAAGTTTAATATTGTTGTGCCGTCTGTTACAGGCAAGAAAGTCATACCGTATTGACTGGCGCCGCCTGTATAATTAACAACTGCTGCTGAAGTACTACCAGATACTTGAGATGCACCACCTATTAATGCTGTTGTGGCATTTAGTGTTACAATCTGACCAAGTGAAGTCAAACTTGAACCAGTAACACCTGATGCCAATGTTGCACCTGTTAATGTTCCGGCGGCCGCGGTCACAGTAGCAGAACCACCAAGACTTATTGAAGTTCCGTTTACAGTGATCGAAGAATTCGCTAATGCATTATTAGGTACTGAACCAATTGTGATGTTGCCGCCGGATAAGTTTGTTAGATTTGCACCCGATACTGCACCGAACGTTGATGACCAAGTTCCTGATGTTATTGTTCCAACAGAAGTTAAACTTGAACCAGTAACACCCGATGCCAATGTGGTGCCGGTTAATGTTCCTGCTGCAGCTGTTACAGTAGCAGAACCACCGAGACTTATTGAAGTTCCGTTAACGGTAACTGAACTGTTAGTCAAAGCAGAGTTAGGTACCGATGCCGCAGTTATATTGGCACCCGCAATGCTTGTTAGTGCCGCGCCATTACCTGAGAATGTTCCTATCAATGTTGCTGGAGTTAACGATGCATAATTTACCGTGTTACCTGTTGGTGCAGTCGCCAAATTCTTAAAGAGATAGAAACTACCTGCATTAGTTCCACCCGAACCTTCTCGAATTAAACCGTGATATCCAGCACTTGATAAACCGTAAAAACCAATATCAATTACATCTGACGTAGAATTGTTGGCGGCCAGTTGTATTAACGACTGAGTTGTTTGCAATGTAGAAGTATTAACATACTCAGCTGTTCCTGAAACTCTCAGGTTACCAGAAATTGATACGTCATTCTGGAATATTGTGGCACCGGTAAATAATCCACCTGTATTAGCCTTGTTATATGCTGATATTGCGTAAGTATTAACAGCATTAGATGAATTATAACTAGATGCAGCTAACGTATTAGCCGCATTTGCTTGGTTAAATGCAGGAGTTACAAGGGTTCCTGCATTATTGGCCAAAGCATAGGCCGATATTGCGTAAGTATTAACGGCATTTGCTGTTGCATAACTTGATATTGCGTATGTATTAACAGCGTTGGACGAATTATAACTGGATGCAGCCAAAGTGTTTGCAGCATTAGCCTGGTTAAATGCAGGAGTTACAAGTGTTCCAGCATTATTTGCTACGCTATATGCTGATATTGCGTATGTGTTAACGGCATTTGCTGTATTGTAACTAGAGATTGCATACGTGTTAACGGCATTAGAAGATGCATATGCAGAAATTGCAAAGGTATTAACCGCGTTGGCTGTGTTATAACCAGATATTGCATACGTATTTGTTGCGTTTGCTGTTGCATATGCAGATATTGAATATGTGCTAACTGCGTTAGAGGATGCATATGCAGAAATTGCAAAGGTATTAACCGCGTTGGCTGTGTTATAACTAGCTATTGAATATGTGCTAACCGAGTTGGCTGTAGAATACGAAGAATACGAATAAGTGTTAACAGAATTTATGTTTGTATTCTGTAAATTATTTACCTGTTGTAAATAATACACAGCATTAGATGTTGCAACATTTGTTGATGATGCTGTTGTTACAGAATCAGATCGATATTCATCTGTTAGTATTCTATAAAAAATTCCTGTATTAACATCGTTTAGATCCCAATACAAGTTTGATTCTGTCCAACGAATATATGCATTTCCTGCGCCGGTATTTCTATATGTACCAATTAGAGTTGTCTGGTTTGGTGTTGAAGTACTCAAAGTGAAATTAGGAGTATTGTAGACTGTATTACCATTTATGGTAAAGTTTCCAGATACAGAAACGTTACCAAATGCAGCAGTTATTCCAGTTGCAGTTAACGTTGTGCCTGTCAGTGTAAGGTTTGTACCTGTTATTGCTTGACCAGAAATTGAAGTATTTGACACTAACGAGTTTACTACAGCAGTCGAGGCAACACTCAGTGTTGATGTGTTTACACCAGTATTACTTTGTAAATTATTCGTGTAGATTGTTCCACCATTAGTATGCGAGGTAGAAATTATCGACACAGTATTCATCGATGTTGCAGTTACCGATGACGTATTTACGGTTGTGTTTGCTTGTAGTATATTGGTATAAACAGTACCAGTATTAAAAATTGTTGTCGAATTTAACGTTGGTGTGCTAACCCAAGCATTTGATGTTACGTTCGTTGATACAATGTTTGATATAGTTGCATTGCTTGACGTTAACAAACCAGTATTGAAATGACTTGTTGAATATACCGTTTGGGTACTGACCCAAGTATTTGATGTTACGTTTGACGATACGACATTGGCTATGGTTGCATTATTAGCAGTCAACTGCGATGTATTAACCGAAGTATTTGATTGTAGTGTAGCAGTATAAATGGCACCTGTATTATTTACTGTCGTAGAATTTACAAGAGGAGTGCCAACAGAAGTATTTGCTGTCACGACTCCTGTAATCACACCAGAAGTTACCGTTGCATTTGTAGCGGTGACCAATGGTGTATTGACATTGGTGTTTGCTTGAACAAAGTTTGCGTAAGCGGTACTAAGAGTGTTTAATGTATTTGTTGATAGAGTTACGGTGTTGATTGACAGGTTTGCTTGTACCAAGTTTGCTGTTAGTGTTCCAGCAACCGTAAGATTAGCAACAGACATTGAAACGTTGGCAACAATATTATTAGCATATACCGTGCCAGTATTGTTTATTGTTGTTGAGTTGACCAATGTTGTATTAACGTTGGTGTTCGCAGTTAATGCGTTTGTAATAACAATGGCTGATGCAGTAACGGCCGGTGTTGTAATGTTGGTGTTTGCCACCAAGTTGTTTGTATAAGCAATGCCGGTATTATTTAATGTAGCGCTATCTACTGTTCCAGCATTGACAATATTGTTAGCCTGCAATATGTTTGTATATGTGGTGCCTGTATTGTCTATTGCGTTAGTTATTATCTGTGGCGTCTGCACGTTTGCATTAGCCGTTAATACGTTAGTAATTAAATTGTAGGTAACTGTTGCGTTTTGTGCAGTAACCAACGGTGTGTTAACGTTTGTATTTGCTTGAACTGTATCTGTAATCACACCAGAAGTTATCGTTGCATTTGTGGCAGTAACCAACGGTGTATTAACATTGGTGTTTGCGCGCAAGTTATTTGTATAAGCAGTACCAGTATTGTTTAGTGTTGTTGAATTTACGAGAGGAGTATTGACCGTAGTGTTTGATGTTATTACTGCGGCAATTAAACCAGTAGAGATAGTCGCATTGTTGGAGGTTAATAAACCGGTATTTGCGTTTGTTGCTTGTAGGGTTGCTGTTGAAGTCGCACCCGTATTTGTAATAGTGGTAGAATTTAATGTTCCTGTAGAAACAGAACTGTTGGCAGTTAAGTTATTTGTAATGATATTGTACTGTACTGTTGCGTACTGCGATCCAAAGTTTGGAGAATTCATTACAGTGTTTGATGTTATGCCAACCGATGCAAACACGTTTTGAGAAGCAAACAAACTGTTTGTTGTAACAAAGTTATTTGCTTGTACAGACGCAGCAAATGATTGTTGAGGAGTTACAATGTTACCAGCAACAAATAAGTTTTGTGCTATTGTGGCGCTATTAGCAACAACGGGATTACTATAAACATATAGTGGTCCTTGCGCTAGTGTATTGCCTGAAAATATTGTGACGCCATTTACGGTAACATTACCTACAAACAATGAATTATTTGATACGTTTAGTCCTGTACCAGAACCCGTCAGATACAATGTACCGTTTACGTTGGCCTGTCCAGAATTAACCAGACCCAATGTTGTATTAGAAAAGTATACTTGTCCACCAACCAATAAGTTATTCTGAATTTGTCCGTACGATCCAATACCCGTAGATACTAAACCACCACCAATCGTGGCGTTGTTACTAATTTGCAGACCTAGTGTTGAGTCAGCAAGTACTAAAGTTCCTACTGGTTTAGTGTAACGTGCAGCCGCAAAGGCATTATTCTCAAAAATCAGAGAATTGGTTGCAACGACCCAATCGCCAAACGTATTGGCATTGCTTATAGTAGAGTATGTGTTAGCCATTTAAACCTTTGCTCAGTAGTTGAGTTAACATCTGTTTTATCTCTGACATTTCATTTCTAATGCCTTCAATCTCAGACTTAACTATATTTATTTCTTCTTTTTGAGTCTTTAGCATACGGACTTTGGATTGATAATCATTTTTTTGTTGTGTGTCGGTATTAATCAATGCCATAGTTGTCGTATCACGAACAAAATTTGTACCCGTAACTTTGACTAACATATTATATTCCTGTTCCTGGTGGTAGAGCAATAGCTCGCAAGTTCTCAATGATAGGAGGGTTTGTATTGTCATTGGTTGCCATGACAAGTTTAACAGCAAACTGTATAAAGTTATTGTAAGTAACACCAGCCGTATTGGTATACGATATGTTATTATTTGCCACACCACTCAAGAATATACCAGGCGCACATTCATACTCAATAATATTTGTTGGACTCGTTGAAAACACGTTCTGGTTTGTTACTTGCGTCATCAACTGCCAATATTGGTTATCAAATAAATCTGTATCACTTGAACTAATTATTTTATAGTAAACGTAGACACTAGTTCCTGGTGGTTTATATGCAGAATAGTAAACTCTTAGATCACCAGAATCATTATTAACTGGCATTACAACCTTTTTGGTCACATATCTAGCCAAACCGTTGCCGCCATGTTGTGATGTTTCGCCAATGACAGAGACTATTGCGTTTGCATTACCTGATCGTGTTGCAGCGTCTGTGATAGTGATGGTTGGTGTCGTTACATAACCAGCTCCTGGTGATACAACATACACTCCAATTATTGCGCCATTGGCCACGTTAGCGGCAAGTACTGCACCTGAACTACCAATATCAGGATTACTAATGGTTACAGAAATATTGTTTGCATTGTAACCGGATCCTGTATTTGCAACAGAAATAACAGCATTACTGATTCCCATATTGTTAACAATATTACGAATATTATACAGAGTAATTCCGTCGTCAGAAATTATAGGACTAACATTAGGATCTGTTGATGATAGTGTCGCTGTCATAGCAAATGAATTTGGTATTGTTGATATCAAAGATCTTTCGCCCAGACCATCATTCAATAATATATTTCCTGGATTTGGAGAACCATATTTTCCTGGTGTAACACTATACGGTCCAACTGGAATATTTCCATTGGCCAATATTGAACTGTATTGATACGATATGCCTGTCTGTGATGGTACAAAATCAGTTGTCGTGATGTTGTATGCATCTGACGGCATTGTTGTATTATAATTTCCGTATAAATTTGTCGCGCAGTTCGCATCTAATCCTTGCTGAATAGCGTGGTGATGTATCAATTTTCTGTGCGGCAGTCCTTGAGGAATACCAAAAACGATTGAAGGCGCTACCTTTGTATTGAATACACACTTATCCATTACAAACATTAAATCGGATGTTTGATCTGCCGTCCATGTAATTGAATTCTGAGATTCAAACAAAGCACCAACATAAGGCGCAGCACCTATTTTGCTTGTTGATGTTGGGTTTGCGTCGGTTGGATAAGCTTTGGCTGTTGAAGCTATAGCTAAGGAATTTTGTTGACCATAATATACTGTATAATCGGGTGAACTTGCTTTGAGAATAAATGCATATAGAACGCCAGATTGTACATATACAGGAGCACTAAATTTAAATTCTGTCCAAGTTGTTGAATCCAAATAATGTGGTGTAGTAGAAGTTTTTATTTGGCTAGTTTTTAAAGTCACAGATGAATAACTTAATGCAGGGCCTGATGGAATTCCATTTTGTGTATTTGTAATAAACAATGTTACAGGATAATTTGATGTAGGTTTTGTTGCAAAAAATACTTTGATTGAATTCAAAAATACACCATTAGGATAATTTAATTTATCAATAATAAATGATTGAGCAATTGGATCCCATGGCGTATAGGTTGTAATTGTACTAATTTTCTGTACAGGTGATTGTGCAACAGATGTAAATTTGGTTGCTGCAGAATCAATGGAAGGCGCAAATTCTAAAGATTGTGATGTTGTTGCAAGACCTGATGCGGTAAAGGTTGACTGTGCGTAACACGTTGCAGTTGTTGGATCTGTTGCGACTGTTCGGTTATCAACACGGAAAATTCTCTCTCCTGTTTGAAATGTATTTGGTGGTATGTTGAAAATACCTACCAAATTTCCACCCTCATCTGTTGATATACTAGGCAGACCTGTTCCTTGTGATATGGCACCAGCAACTGTTGTAATTGTTCCCGTTAAATTATATTGAGAACTTATATCACCCAAAGAACTATTGTGTCCTAATGATATACAAACAGGAGAATCTAGCGTAGCAATCTTGTTGACAGAATCGTATGCTGTAACATTTGCCGTGTAAGTAAATTGGGAAGGAATTGCCACTATTGTAGTTGTGTATTTTGTATACTTATATGATCCTGTTTTAAAAGATATTTTTCCACCAGTTCCTGCTAAACCGGAATAAGAATTTCGGTTACCGCCAGCTGAATTTATTGGAGTTCCTAAATCTGTAGTTGATTTAGGAACTACGGTTGCTGTTGTAATTTTCTGTTGCGTTACAAATGTAGACGTTACTGAAATTTTTGCACCAACATAGTAGTTGGTAATTTCAGATGCTTTTTGATCAAGAGCAATCTTAGTTACGCCAGTAAAATAAGCACCACCTTTATACATAACTATTTCATATGATCCATCAGACTTTGTTGTTCCTGGAGGATTAAGTGAACTAAAAGCAACCTCTTCATTTAAATCATATATGACAAGTGCATGACCAGAAGCATAACCCGATGGACTTCCTGTTACTGCCCACGAAATGGTGTATTGTGTTCCAGCAACAAAAGAGTAAGTAAATGTTGCGCCAGTTTTGTGTATTGCAGAACTTGTTGTGAATACAGAAGAACCGTTTATTGATATCGTTGTGTGGTTTGTACCTGTTCCAGTATTTGACACAACAAATGTGTGTATTCCAGTATATGAAGGTATCCAATAAAAAGTGGCTGAATGTGAAGATGTCCGTTTTAGATCACCCCAAATGCCGTGACTATTTAAGAAAGTACCCCAGCGATTTGGATCTCTAACTTTATAAAATCTAAAACCAGAACCACCCGTTGTTGTGTAAGTATTACCAACAGCAGTTACGGAACCAGCAGTATTGATTGGTGTTACACCAGAGTTGACTGTACCGTTAGCAGTCGTTCCAATATAATTTCCATTTACATCATACTGTCCATTTTGTATGGTCGACGTTTGCGAATATACAGGAGCACCAACAACAGAAGAAACATACAGACGAATCGTGTTGTTTGATGTTCCGTATATGTGTGTTCCTAAAACTCGAGCCGTCGGTGAAAACTGGTTATTATTATAGAATCCAACAACGTCGCCTTCACTGAATGTTCCAGACACATTGACTAATTCAATTGTATCTGGTGAGATGAGATATGAATTTACATCAACACCGTCGAACGTAACTGTAACAGGAGAATTTGGTAATAGGCCTGTGACATTAAATCCAAGTTGTTGAGATCTAATATACGGCAATATCGATATATTCTTCAAATAATTGTTATTCAAATTCAATGACGAAGATACTGGACTGTAACCAGTTGAAGTTGTAACATTTTGCAATTGAGATGCATATGTTGTGGTTGTTGTTGCCGTGTAACCTTGATAACCAAATGGACTTGGATTGCTATTATGTCCAACGTTATTTGTTGTAGTTGTTGTTGTTGAAGATGTACCAGGAATTACCGCAAAGTCACTAGAGTTGGTCAGGTTTACTCCGTTATCTTGTTGGAAAACCTGTATGTTTGGGTCAGTAATTAATATTGATGGAGATTTTGTATTATCAACCCAGTTGTCCATTGGAGGACTTAAGCGCGCGTTGCCTTGATATACAACAACAGCAAAAGGATTTAAACTGATTGCTGAACTGGCCAGTGGTTGTGTTGCCACGTTAGCGGTTGTATATGGTAATGTAAACAAGTTTGTTGAAGCAGAACCTATTGAGTTTATGGCAAAGCTAGAAGTTCCCGATAATGTACCTAAACTTGCAACAACATAAGGATTTTGTAATTGAAAATTATCAACAATACTCAAAGGAGTGAGTTGACCACTTCTAACACTAATGTTGGCCATATAGTCTGGATTAGCAGTATCTGATGTTGTATATGATGTGAACGAGTCTACTAAAATTCCATAATTTGGACGAACAACACCATTGGTATCTGATACTTGAGATGAAATAGCAGAAGTTTCAAGTTGGCTTAAAGACGCATAGTATTCTAAATTGTTAACGCGAGTTTGTAAATTTGTAATATCCGATTTGGCCCAACGATTATGTGGAACTTTAACTATAGAAAGATTTGAAGGTATTCCTGGTGGATTTTCACCAGGAACATATGCTGTATACGGATCTAAGGTTAGATTTGCAAGTACAAGTGAACCATCTGGTGCAGCTGGTGACAATGGATTCAGTGAAGAAGTTCCTTCAATGATTTGAAAATTCTTGTCCTTACTCAATATAAA